CTATCTGAGCTTGTATCCATTTTTGCGGTTGAGGGGATCTAACTATATGTACATTAGGATGTTTTCTATGTACCGTTCCCCATTCTTCAACAATTTCGTCTGGGGTTTTTAAATGCGCGTGTTCCGCAAAACGAGGATCGGCGCGTACAGCGGCGTGCGCTTCCCGCCTAAAAAGTTGCTCTCTTTCTAAAATTTTGTCGTAACTAGCCCATAGTTCATCGGGTTTAGCAACGGCGTAATAGGCATCACGCGCTTTCTTTTCCGCCTCGTGCAATGCCCAGCGATATTCTTCGGCGGTAGCTTTTTTAACAGCAGCGGCGGCGGTGTGTGCTGCTGCGCGGTCCACAACAGGGGCAGCGTGTTCTGCTCCACGCAAGGCAAGGGGGAGTACCGAAGCAGCGGCAAGACCACCAGCAACTTTACCCGTATTACCCATGAACTCACGACGGCTCACGTTCATTTCGGGATTCAAAATAGGCGCTACAGTTTGCGCGCCACGACGTAACCCACGCCCTGCAAGACCTGCGAGGCCACTAATGTCAGCGCCTAGAAGCGCCGTATCCATCGTGGACAGTGCTCTTTCCGGAGACTTAAACCGAAACGCATCAGATGCAATGTTGCCCGAACGTCCGGGGATGGAGCGAATAACTGGAGCGCCTTCTGCTGAAGGCTTACCCATGAACGGTGAGTCGCCTTCTTGCCAACGTTGTATCTCTTCCGGCGACTGGCCCATGAGCATCGTACCCAACCCCATGCCTTCGGGGTTAGGCGTCGGCCTACCATCAGGACCGAGGTTAAAATAATCTACGCGTTGCTCAGGGCCGCCGAACGCATTCTCATCCACAAAATCGCGGATAGCGGCTAGGTAACTAGCTAACCCCGTCTTTTTCTTCTCTGCCATTAGTAGTAACCTCCACGCCTGTGGGATTTGAAGTACTTGGTTTCTTCAGGTTCATCTGATGGGAGTCGGATGAATCCGCCCTGCCGAAAACGCATGAGTGCAAGTGTGGAACTGTCAACGAGGTCATCGTTGCGACCAGCGGGGAAATCATTGCATTCCTCGACCACTTCACTAGCCCATCTCCTATCCGGTGCCCACACAATACCCGAAGAAAACAAATCCGTCACGGAGTTAACTCGGCTAATCTTATCTTGTCCCTTGCCGGGGGTAAACTCCCCCACGGGCACGCCCATGCGCCGAAGCTCCTGATACAGGGCTGCACCGTTGGATTTCTTCTCCACAATAAAGGAGTCGGGCTTCCACTCCTTATATTCCTCAAGTACGAGAGCCTTTAACTCGGGGAACTCTAGACGCTGCTTGATCGCGTTGAGTAATATGATGTTGTAATTCTTTGTTTCCTCATTATAGAACACGCCCCAGACAGTGAGCGCGTTGTAGTCGGCACGGTTATTAGTCTCTTGGGCGGCGTCGAGCGCCATAATAATGAACTCGCACTTGGGTGGGTCGTCCTTCTCCCAAACCTGCCACCACTCCCTTTTAATAAGAGCGCCTTCTTGGGAGACGGGATCCTGCATGTACTGGGCTTGCCAGTACGGAACGTCCATGCTGGCTTTCTTGGCAAGCAGTTCCTCAATGTCCCAAAACTCGGGCCAGAGCGGTTTATCGTTCAAAATGGCAGGAAATTCAACGACTTCCCACTGGTCGGCGTCGTCATTCTTGGTCATGTGGTTGACAATCTGACCAGTCAGGTCGAGCTTTGACCACCGAGTCATCACCACAATAATCGCGCCACCCGGCATCAATCGCTGGATTGGGCCTGACTGGAACCATTCCCACGCTGGTTCAAATACGTCTGCTCGCAGTTGCTTCGCTTCTTGTTCCGAGTGAGGGTCGTCAATAATAAAGAGATCGGCACCACGACCAGCCAGAGCGCCGCCCACACCAATAGCGAAATACTCACCATTAAAATTCGTGCCCCATCGAGAAGCGGATTTGCTGTCTGCTTGAAGCTCGACCTGCGGAAAAATGTCACGATAGGACTCCGAACCTACTAAGTTACGAACGCGACGCCCGAAATTCACCGCCAAGTCGGCAGTGTGGGACGCCATGATGATTTTCTTCTGCGGGTACTTCCCCAAAAACCACGCCGGAGCGAGGTAGGAAATCATCTCTGACTTGCCATGACGGGGGGCAATGTTAACTATCACCCTCTTCTTCTTGCCCGCCGCGATTTCTTCAAAAATTTTGGCAAGTTTGCGGTGGTGAGGGCCAACTTTGTACCCCGGATACACATGGTCAATGAAGTCTAGGAAGGAATCCTTGCCCAACTGTTGCGTATATTGCGTTTGATACTGCTTTAGCAGGTCTGCAACCTTCCTTTTCTGCTTATCGGGCATGGTTGGCAGCGCCGATTTCAGCTTTTGCAGGTCCGAATGACTTAACTGGTTAAAACTACTCATTATATTGAGTAATTTGGGGGGTTGGGACCTCGACAAACTTGGTTTCGAGGATATTTAGGGCTTCCATAAGCTCTTTTTCCACCTCTGCCATGGGTTTAATCTGCATTGTGACCTCAGAACGCTTCTTAAAGGCATCCACACCGTCCACTTCACCGAGTTTGGCAAGGGCTGAGATGCGGTCTTTAGAAGAAGTAGCGTGTTCTACCTCCTGCACAAGCTTATTAATGACGTAGAGCTTCAAGTCCGATAGCTCTTCCACAATCATGCAGTTGCTTTGCGCCACCAGACCTGCGAGGTAAGCCATCGTCTCGTTGGGGTATGCCGAATATTCCGGGCGCATCTTGGGGTCTTGCATCATTTGTTTGGCAAGTTCAGTGGCTTCAACCCGGTTTTCGTCGGAAGGGACGAGTGGATCTCCAACAAGGTCGGAAATGAGCTTAATCGTACGCACCCGCATCTCCAACTCTTCTGTCGGAGATAACTCAGGTAACGCATCAGCAGCTCTTGCTGGTAAGGGGATATCACTCTCAATGTCCGGAATGAGTATGTCCATATTTACACTATATACCATATATAAGAGGAGGTAAGGAATCCTACCGGGGGGGTTTCCTATAAACAGGGGGGTGGGGTCTAACTAACGTAATATTACAAGATACACAAACCCGTTACTATTAACTCCGTGTTTTTGCAGAGTTAGGGAAACGGGGGGATCGTTTGTGCATATCCTAGAGTATTAGGTGATTGCGGAGTCCCATTCCAATTCCGGTGGGTGGGGTACCGGTGGGGTCGCGATGTACCACTCCCAGCGCCCGGAGGGCAAGAGCGTTAGGGCTTTAGCCCGGCCCGAGTCCCCGAGGGCAACGCCCATGTCTTTATGCTTGGTGCTAGTGAGACGCATGGAAGTGTGAGCGAGTGCGAGGTGCAACAGTGGCGCAACCGTAGTAAGTGGGAGAGCGAGGTGCAACCGGTGCAGGGCGTGGTTGAGTGGCACAACGTTGTATTGGTTGGTGGCGAGACGCATGTCCCAGCGCCCGAGGTAATCCAGTGGCACAACGTTGTATTGGGTGAGCATGGCACGACGCCAGACCAAATCGGAGTTTCGGTCCCCAAGTGGCAACAGTGGCTGATGTTAGGCTCGCGAGCGCAAGCGAGCGTGAACAAGCGCGAGCGCAGCGAGCGAGAATCTTCAGTGCGAGCGGAGCGAGCGCCTTATCTCTTGAGATTTAGCCAGTACGATTGAGCGTAGCGAAGAGTCCTGGCTAAATCTTTTCTTAGGCGAAGCCAGGCTAAGCGCAGCGAAAGCCTAGCGAGCCAAATTTCGCGAAGCGAAATTTTTTTTTTTTAGGGGGCGGCGGGAAACCCTTACAGGCTGTAAGGGTTTCGGTAAATAAATGCTTAGAAGGTGTTGCATTGGTCTAGGATAGGCGTATACTTGTCTCAAGGGTCGGGAATGGTTCCCGGCTCACTCTGAGGGTGTTATGCAGAAATTAACTAAGGCTCAAAAGGCGGCGCTCGTGGCGCTCGAAGTATCCAAGGATACGGCAATACAGGCGGCGCTTGATGCGCTCGCCACCAATGTTCCCACGACGGATGCTGTCCCGGCTGCGGCGACGTTGGCGGTTGGGTTGGCTGCGGCTGATGTTGCGGCGAACATTGAAGCCAAGGCGAGCGAGTGCGAGACACTTGGCGCGTCGGTGGCGCAGGATGATGAGGGCGCGGGTGACCGTTTTGCGGAGGGTCGCCGTTTAGGTTTACTTCCGGCGGTGCAGGGTGACGGCGAGAGCGGCGCGGACTACGACAAGCGTTGCGCGGCGTTTGAACCTCCGAAGACGCTCATTGGTGCGTTCATGCGCGGTTACGTCAAGACAGCGGCGTTGCGTTCGACCGTGCCGTTCTCGTTGGTTGTTCTGAACGAAACGACGGGGCAATGCCGCGATGCTGTCGCGGGTGACGAGCCGACTAAGGTGCGGACGTTTAGCCCGGTGGAGTGCTTCCTGATGGACAAGGAAGCGTTTAAGGCGCTGCCCGGCAAGGCGACGGAAGCGGACACGGTCAAAGGTCGCGTTGGCGGTTCGCGCGAAGCGATGCAGGGTGTGGGCGCTACTCGCAAGAGCCGCTATCTTTCTGACGGCAAGGATGCCGGGCGCATCATTGAAGCGGCGACGGGCACGAAGGGTGGCGGCAAGGGTCGCGCGGGTGCGGCTAATAAGACGCTAGCCGAGAAGTGTGCTGCCTTCAAGAAGACAGCGGGCGCGCAGTGCAAGGCGCAAGGCGCGGATATCGGGCTGTCGTTCGGCGCGGCGTTCGCGGCGTTCGTTGATAACCTGATTGACCGCAAGGTCATGACGGCTGAGCAGTGGGCGGCGGCTGTCGCGTCTAGCAAGTAACAGGCGGGGCGGGGGCTGCGGCTCCCGCCTTCCCTGCCGGGGCGAGTGTGGTTTTTTTACCACACTTTTCCCGCGCATTCTTCCCCCGCGCTAAACCGAGCGAGCGGAGCGAGTGGTCTTGTCCCGAGCGGGAGCGAGGGACGGCGCGAGGAGCGCATCTAGAAAACGTGAGCGTCAGCGAACACCTCATTACTTCAACCAGCCACGCCTCAGATGTCCCTAGGTGGGGTCTTCTCTTCTCTTCTCTTCCTCTTTTCTTCTCTTACTCGATACCAGTTCTTCGAGGCTTATTGCCCGAGGCTAATTGCCCCTGCCTCCATTTAATATTTCCCACTAAACTTAACGTATAAATTTATTAGTATTCGTTTTGGGCGTTATTAAATCATGACAGACTGTAAGGATTCCGTTCCAAGATTTCAATCCGTTCCAACTTTTTAACCTATCTAATGGAACGGAAATTAGTACTCTTGAGACTAACTGTTTTTTGGAACGGCTGTAACCCATTGATTCTGTTAGGTGCTATTGGACTAACCTTAGTTATCAGAAACCATGTTGATACAATTCCGCGATTCCGTTCCAATGTTCCAACATTTTTGGAGGAGGCGGGGGAAATCAAGAAAAAAAAAGTTGGAACGGACTTTTGCAGCCGCCGTTCCAAGATTGAAAAAAGCAAAAAGGGAAACCGCTCAAAACCAAATGTTGGAACAAACCCTATTTTTTTACTATATATATATATAGTTAATACTAATAAGAGTAAAGTTAGTAAAAAAGCACCTAGCAAAATCAATAACTTACAACGCCCCAAAAATTCATTACCTCAACAATCCGTTCCATTAGTCAAAAAAAATATTGGAACAACTGGAACGGCTGGAACGGCCCTATACTAATCAGGGCTTGCCCTGATACCAGTTTTTACCTTTTGTTTTGGAACCCTTACAGCGTGTAAGGATTTTCAAGAATCTTTTGCGTACATCTCTTCTAACACTTGCGTATATGACTTGAGATGTCCCGTCCCGAGCGTATAATGGTCACATGGTCGAAGAGGTGTGGGCGCTGCGTAGAGAATCCTTACAGCCTGTAAGGGTTCCTAATTAGGAGGGTGACACGATGGCGAGCGAGATAGAGGACAGAGCAGCGGTAGTTGCCCGCTTGCTTCTCGACCTGCACAAGGTAGAGCAAGAGAACGGACGCTATCGCCGCATGATGGCAGACGCGCAGAGTGACCTGAGCGTTGCGCTCGCTGCGCTGCGCCGGGATATGGAGCAGGGTACGCACGGGCGCCTAAAGGTGACCGAGGAACGCCTCGACCGATGGACGACTGAGTTTCGGTGCATCTGAATCCTTACAGCGTGTAAGGGTTTCACCGCGTATATCTCTTCTAACACTTGCGTATACGGCTTGAGATGGTCGTGACGTAGCGTATAATTGTCTCATGGTCGAAGGGGCGTGGGGGTTGCGATGGCAACCCTTACAGCGTGTAAGGGTTTTCGGACAGGAGGATGACACGATGGGCAGCGAGTTGGACGAGCAAGTGGTGCTGCTGATGGGCGGCGCGGTCGTCAAGGTGCGGCGCACGGCGCACGGGGCGACGGTCTTGGTGACCGACGAGGACACCGGGGAGCAGGTGATTGCGGACACAGCGCAGACGGAGGCGCTGTGCGAGTTGCTGGAGGCGCGGGACGACCGCATCGCTGAACTGACGGCTAAGTATGACCGCATGGACAGGGGTTATCAGGAAATCTCCCAGCGTGACTGGAAGTTGTTCGGGGCTGACAGGCAGAAGTGGAGCGAGGAGCGCGCCAAGTTTCACGAGCAGCGACTGGAGTTGTTCCGTAGGGCTACGGATGCGACTGCCCGTGCGTACGCCGCCGAGCGTCGGGTGCGGGAGTTGGAAGCGAAAATTGAGGCAATGGAGCAGGCGTTCGACTACGGTCAGCCGAATCCATTCAAGGCGAAGGACTAATCCTTACAGCGTGTAAGGGTTACGGGAACTGGTTTAAGAACTAGCATCGGAGGTATGGCATATGGCTAGCAAGAAGAGCAACGGCGTGATTCTGTACGAAGGCCCGAGCGAATTGGACGGGTCTCCCATCGTGGTTATCGCCATTGGACTGAACAACAAGTCCAAGAACAGTAAGACCGGGGGCATGATTCAGACCTACATCCTGCGTAGTGATGTGTCACCCATCGAGGCTATCAGGGAAGGCAAGGACGAGTCCATCTGTGGCGACTGCGAGTTGCGGGGGACTGTCGAGGTTGTAGCCAAGGGCAAGTTCAAGGGGAAAAAGCGCAACCGTAAACGCAAGTGCTATGTGAACGTGGGTCAAGGGCCGACCATCGTGTGGAAGACCTATAAGCGAGGGGGGTATCCGAGACTAACTCCCGGCTGCTATTACTTTGGGCTACCACTCTTCTCTAAGCGATTAGTCAGGTTAGGTACATACGGTGACCCTGCCGCAGCCCCTCGATATGTGTGGCAATACACGTTGCAGGACACTACAGGCTGGACTGGGTACACCCACCAATGGGCTGAGCCACGCTTTGCTTATCTGAAGCAGTGGTGTATGGCAAGTGTGACGACCGAGGCGTCGGCTATCTATGCGCGAATGGAGGGGTGGCGTACGTTCCGTGTGGCTATGCCCAGTCACAGCCCGAAACACAATAACGAGTCCGTATGCCCCGCATCTGCGGAGGCAGGGAAGAAGTTGACCTGCGAGGCTTGCCGTGCGTGTCATGGCACAGCCAAGGGTGTGAAGGGTTCGATCGTTATTCAGGCTCACGGTGGGTTCGCCGTGATGAGTGCAATCAATGGAGGTATGTGATGAGTGAGAAGTGGGTACGCAAATGCAACAACTGCAACACGCCCATGATGGAGGGCTATTGCATAGCGGGAGGTG